GAAACGAAATCCTACCTGCTGACGTTCTGACAACGCGGCACCCTCATGTAATTATCGAGGCGAAAAAAGCATACACTGACAAGCTGGAGGAACTGCGGCGGCTGGACGTTCAGTTCGAGGCACTGCTGTATCGGTTTGATATGGCACATGCGGAAGAACGGGCGAATGGTTTTGTAGACCCCCAAGTGGATAAGATTCACAAATCGATCCTTGACACGATTCGTACCATGCACTCGATGAAAATGGACTTGGGTATTTCTGGGCAGCGGAACATCGGAACGCTCCACATTTCAGCCGAGCGGCTGGAGGAAATCAAACAGCAACACGGTAGTGCGGCGGCCAGAGCAATGGCGGATCCAGTCTCCCGTGCGCGTGTGCTCGCGTACCTGCGGGCGGCCCAAGATGCGGCTGTTCTACAGACTATTGATGCCGAGTTCGAGGAAACCAAAAAAGAATGATTTTGACTGGCAGAGACGGGCGCAAGCGTTCAGTGACTACCCCCCGGGAGGCGTCGGGCAGGGCCAAGGACATGCTGTTTGGAATGACCGTGGAAGAGCGGGCGTTGGCAGCGGCTCTGGAGTCCGAGTTGGGCACCAACGGCATGAAGCTCAATGACGAGCTGGAGGAACACATTTATCACACGCAGCCTGTGAGCATGGCCGAGTTTCTGGAGAACCCCTACTATTTGGGAGAGTCCTGTTCCACCCTGTACCCGGAGTTGAGGAAGGATTTGATTGCCCTGTTTGACAGGCCGTACCGGGAGGTGGTTCTGACGGGCGGTATCGGAGTGGGTAAAACGTTCAGCCTGTCCATTGCCATTTGCCGGATCATCTACGAGCTGTCCTGCATGATTTCTCCGCAAAAGACCTTTGGATTGTCGTCGGGGACGGAGATGGTAATTCCGCTCATATCGAAAAACCTGACTCTGGCGCGAGAGGTAATGAAGTCTGCGGTGGACGATAAGATCAAAGAGTCTCCGTACTTTATGACGAAGTTCACCCCAGATGTGAAAAAAGAATACACCCTATTTCCTCACAATATAAGGCTGACGATTGGTTCCTACGGCTCTGACCGTATTCTTGGTTCCAACGTGTTCACGGCTGGGATGGACGAAACCAACTTCCCGCCAAGGCGGAAGGCGCAGCAAATTGCCACGGGGTTCGGCCAGAAGCTCAAGGCGGCCCACTTCGACATCGTGGAGAAAATGTACCGAGGGCTGGTACGTCGTATCAAGTCGAGGTTCCAGAAAGCTGGAGGCGGATTTCCCGGTATGGTCATTCTGGCATCGTCGGCAGCGACCTTAGAGTCATTCACTGAACGTAAAATCAGGGACAGCATCGAAGACCCAGACGTGTTTGTCCGTGACCACACCCAATGGACGGCCAAGCCGAAAGAGAATTTCTGTGGGGAATTCTTCTACATCCTGTGCAGTCGTTCGGCCATGAAGTCCAGAATTTTAAAGGACGATGAGTACGACATGGTTACGGACGAGTTTCTGGATGCGAACGAGGCGTTCATTCTCGACATCCCGATTGAGTTCAAGGACGATTTCGAGTCCGACATGGAAAACTCATTGCGTGACATCGCGGGGTTCGCTACCGAGGCGATCTCCCAATTCATGCAGCGGCCCAAGGCAATTGAGGAATGTACGGACGACAGGGAGCACCCGTTCAGTGACGAAGAATGGGGGGCTGGAACGAAGGCGAGTTTCGATTGGGATTCCCTGTGTGTCCAATTTGAGAGGAATTTGCCCGGGGGATTCAAGGAGCCAGCATTTTCCCCAAGGAGAAATCCGACGGCTATGCGTTGGTGCCACATGGATACTTCCGTGTCCGGGGATAGCACGGGTATCTGTGTCGCCCACGTCGAGAGGTGGGTTGAGGTAGTTCGGAGGGATACGGACGGAAATACGCAAGCGGAGGTGGCCCCCTACTATGTTGTGGATTTCATGCTGAGGGTCAATCCACCCCCGGCAGAGCAGATTTACATGCCTGACTTGAGGACGGTGCTGTACCAATTTATGAACCACGGGTACAAGTTTATTGGGTTCTCGACGGACTCGTATCAGTATGTGGAGATGCACCAACAGGTCAAGCGGCGGGGCGTGACACCGCATTTGATTTCGATGGATACCAACACCGACCCGTATGACGAATTGAAGTCTGCGCTCTATGAGCACCGGATTGAGATTTATAATTACAAACCATTTATTGATGAACTGAAACACTTGGAGTATGATCGGGTCGTTGGCAAGGTAGACCACCCGCTCGCGGGGAGCAAGGACGTTTCCGATGCGGTGGCTGGGGCGATTTGGGGATTGAAAAAGTCCTCGACTCGTATGCCGTTGAGCGGTAAAACGGAGAAATCGAAAATGCCAGAGCATGAACACGCATGGGTGAGCCGAATGATTCCTGCTGAGAGTGTAAATCAGGAAGTTGTTGAAACAGCAAAAGAGGGCATGAGCGCGGAAACGTTTATGCCTATACTGTTTGGGGATTGATGAATGGCTAAATTTTTAGACAGGATCGGGCGGTTCTGGAGGCGAGATAAGACAGTACACATAGCCGAAAAAGGGCGTGGGTACACCCTTGACGATCCTGCTGGCAACGTTGTCATGAACTCAGTGGCGACGAATTCTGGTATCCGAAGTCTGGCCACTGAACTGTCGATGGATCAGGCTCTCCTGCAACGATACGCCGATTACGAGAACATGGATGACTACCCAGAGCTACAGGCGGCACTGGATATTTACGCCGACGACAGTACCATTCCTGACAGCGTGAGGGGCAAGTCTGTCTGGGGGGAATCAGAAGACAAAGTAGTCAGAGACATTATTGACGACTGCCTTCACCGTCGACTCCGAATCGAGGAAGACATCTGGCTGGTCGTTCGTACAATGTGCAAATATGGCAATGCCTTTGCCGAGGTTGTCGTTACAGAGAATGGCGTCATGGGTTTGAACTTCCTGCCCGTATCAACCGTCCGTCGCTTGGTGAGTGAGATGGGGGATTTGGTTGGATATGTTCAGGATCTCACGGGGCAGTTCCAGATTGAAACGACGGATTTCAAGGACTTAATATCCCTCAAGAAAAAATTCGATGAAAAGGGGATGATCTTCTTTGAGCCTTGGGAGATTGTTCAGTGGCGTCTGCGGTCGAAGTACATTCGGTCACTGTATGGATATTCAGTACTGGATGCTGCTCGTTGGATTTGGAAGCGTCTGGCGATGCTGGAGGATACGGCTCTAGTTTACAAGCTGACGCGATCTCCGGGTCGATATGCGTTCTACGTGGACACGGGGGATCTGCCCCCGGAGGAAGCTGTGGCCTTGGTTAAAAAGGTAAAGCAGTCGTACAAGAAGCGCACCCTGATAAATCCCCAGACGGGGCAACTGGAGTTCAAGAACAACCCGTTGGCCCCGGAAGACGATATGTGGATTCCTACGCGGGGTGGAAAAGAGTCCACGAGGGTTGAGGTTATGTCCGGCCCTGACTGGCAGAGCATGGAAGACATTGAGTACTTCCGCGATAAAATGTTCACCGCTATCAAGATACCGAAATCTCACTTTGGCGGCGAGGCCGAAGCTGACGGTGCACTGGCCCAAAAGGACGTGCGGTTTGCGCGTACCTGTCTGCGTGTTCAGCGTGAGTTCAGGAACGGTCTGCGGCAGGTGCTACGGATTCACATGGCGTGTCTGGGTATCGACCCTGATACGGTCAAATGGGAAACCAAGATGACGGTTCCGTCCAGCATATTCGAGCTGCAACAGATCGAAGTACTGAACGCTCAAGCAGGACTCATGGGCACCCTTGGGGAATGGTTCTCTACCCCTTGGCTGTTGAAACACATCCTCCATTTCAGTGCTGACGATGCTACGAAAGTTGCTGAGGAAGCGGCTGCGGAGCGGGAGAAAGAGCTGAGTGATGAGGCCCGTATTGAGGCTACTTTGAAAAAGAAATACCCAGAGGCCGAGATAGACGCGGCGGCTGAAAGCGGGTTTCGGGCGGAAAATATTGACGTAAATAAAAAGTTGGATAAACTGGTGGAGTCGGTAAAAGAAACTAGGCAAACGTCCAGTACGGTGTTAAAACGGGTGAAAGATATGGAGCCAAAGTTAAACCGTACTATAAGGAAGTTGGCTAAATAGGGAGGCAATTACATGCCATTTGTTCAGGGATCAGCAATTGATAAAGCGATGAAGGGAAGCATTGACGAGCGTATGTCGTTGGTGCATCTGGCTGTCACGGAGCATTACGGTTCTCCCCTGAATATCGTAGCCACGTTTGAGGATCACGTTCTTGCCTTTAACGAGGACAAGAAGCTGCTCAAGATCAGTTACAATGTAAATGAGGCTGGCGACTTCGAGGTCGTCAAGTCTGCCCCATCCAAGGCCATTCCTGTCATCGAGGACGAGAATGTTCATGTCCATGTTGCGAAGGAACTCAAGCGGATTACCAAGAGAATGATGGAGGGCAAGAAAGTAGAACGAACTCAAGTTCGCGAGC